AGCTGACCGCACGTCTTGAGACCCCGAAGAACCTCAAAGTCGCAACGGTAGACCTTGTCCTCATAGCGGATCAGAATCGGCTTACGGGGTATTAGATCCTCATCGATTTTAGGGATATGATCCTGATCGAATAACGCGATCCGGCGACCGTGGATGATCACAAAGCTCTCCATCTGTTCGATCCCCTTCTTGGTGACGAAGGTTGTTGCTTCACGAGGAAGTTTAGGATACTCCAACTCCTTATCGGAGTTGTCGTCCATAACAATCTCGGCTCCGCAAAAGCCTAACGTCAATCGGGTAAGGATCCAGTTAGTGAGCTTAGGGTTCAAAAGGTCAGTCGCTGAACGGAAATCGGATGAGGCGGCAAAACGCCCGGGTCCGCAGTCACGAAGTACGCGCATGATATCGAGCGCATCAACCTTACGTGAAAGGCTGGGAAAGCAAGGCAGCTTCCGCATTTCCTCGAAAATGATCTGTTGCCAGAGAGTGGACCATGTAGCACCGGGCGCGGTCCCCTTGGTGACGGTGCGAACCTTGGCAGCGTTTTCCTCGACGGCGGTGACGATTACCCGACGACTATCGCCGGATTCGATATCTTCGAGCGAGCGCTGGATAATGTAAGCATTCCAGGCGGCTTCAGTCCGAGGGTACGAGGCTTTGATCGACCACGAGTAGTTACCAGTCTCGTCCAGGTACGCGCTAGATTCGACCACAGGATCTTCACAAAGTACGTACTGATCAGGAGCAGGACACCCGTCGCGACCGGCGAAATTGATACGTTTTTCACCGTCATGACCCTGGACAATATGATCCAGAGGGACCCTGGCCAGGTCCTCGATGCTCCCAAAGCCGCAGAGCAGGTCGCCGTATTTCCCGCCCATCTGCCTAGTGAAATCGAGAGATCCGCTAGATTTTGCAGGGCGTTGGAGCCTGGCCGTCTCGAATTTTTCCACGGCTCCCCGGTGGATTTTATCGAGAACTGGGGCGATGGCAGAGGCCAGCTCCAACAAAAATGAATCGTCAGGCTTGGAACTTTCCAGAGTGGCGCGATGCTTTCTAAGGCTAATTTCAGTATATCTCGGGGTAGCATATCCAATGCTATGCTTGAGCTTGAAAATAGACTGACAAAGAAAGACGCTTTTCCAGTTAACGGACTTGAGACGAGGACGGATCCAACGTTCAAAAGCACCCACGAGCCGAACCGGTTCGTGAGGAGTTCCAAGGAGTCGGGCACTGAACGACTCACAAAAAGCCTTCGCGAGGCTGAAGAATTTGACTTCATCAGCATTATCGCAAAGTCGTCGGACGTTTTTATACGCCGAAAGACAAACCAGACCTGGAGCACCGACTATATGCAGGACTTCGCAAAACATTTGCGAAAATGCCGCACAACGGTCGTGCCCCACCATGTCATAGTTGAGAATCTTCTTGGTTTTCATCTGTGTCTTGGAGTCAGAAAGTTTTCCTTCTTCTGACACCTCAGGGTTCCACCCCCAGGTCCGAAGACCCGGTGGTTCAGCGACGCTTCCCTTCGCGCC